AAACTGCACAAAGTCCTGCTATTGCTCCGTTTGTTAAAATTTCTAAACTCGTTAGTGAACTTGCCTACAGCTTAGACTTAGACCCTGATGAAATACTCAACGATCCTGAAGAAGCTGCAATCATGGCACAAATAATAGGAATGCAAAATGCTGGACAAGCAAATAGCCCTGAGGCTCAAAGCCCTGACGGGCAACCCGGTAATATGGGAAGCCTTCAAGGAACACCTGCACAACCTCAAGAACTTGGACCTACAGGCACTGGTGGTGGCAACATCGGAATCGGAAATGTTCCGGTTGCAGGGGAAGATCAATTCACTGGTACGCTTAGAGCAACTGGACCTACAGGTGAATGAAGCAATAAATCGTAAAGAGGAATCATGAATAAACCATTACTAGAAGCAGATAAAAAAGAAGAAAAATTTTTAGGACATTTACCTATAAAAGAATCTTTACGTAAAAAAGCTGAACAAGGTGATATGGAAGCTCTTAATGAAATAATTTTAGAGTTTGGCATGGAAAGAGATTCAGTTATGATGGAGTTAGATAAGTTTAGAAAATCTAACTACGCTGGTGGATATCAAATGCAACGTAATAAATATGCAGAAGGTTCACTATTACAAGACGATATGGCAATGATGGATAACGATATGCCTATGGATAAACCAATAATGGAACAGCCTGTAATGGATGAACCAATGATGGAAGAATCACCTGAAAACGACATGGCTCCAGACGAAAAAATGGAAGCCGATTATTTAGATTTTATACTTGACGAAGCATTAACAGATGAAGAAGAAGAAATGCTTATGTCAAAACTAGAACAAGATGAGCAAATGGCTATGCTATTTGATAAAGTAGTAGACGTTGCTCAAGAATTTGCTGGGTCTGGTCCTGTTGAAGGTCCGGGTTCAGGAGTCTCTGACAGTATACCTGCAAGGTTGTCTGACGGAGAATTTGTCTTTACTGCTAAAGCTGTAGAAGAAATCGGAGCTGATGAATTGATGCGAATGATGAAAGATGCAGAAATGAAAGCAGATCAAAGACAAGGTTTAGCTGAAGGTGGAGAACCTGAAGAAGAAGAGACTGTTGTAATGCCGGTTGAACAACCTGCTGCTCAACAAGACATTCGTGTTACTAAAACAACCGTTGGTGCTCAAGCTTCACAGCAAGAGGTCAACGACTTAGTAGACGAAGAAGTTAAAAAGTCTATGCTTCGAGGAAGCAGAAACTTAGGCTAAACAAACTTAACGGTAGGGCTACCTTATGTCATAAGCACCCTATCATTTTATAAACCGAAAGGCTACCTTTAACAAACAAGCCCTCTAGTCGACATAGAGCTACCTTGTTACTCGAAGCCCCCGTAGGAGAAGAATATGACTACTGAAGTACATGAGGAAAATGCCAATCCTTATAACATGAATAAATCTTGGCATACTGACGATGAAAACGAATTTGTAGATTCAAACGGTGTCTACTTTGAAGAACCAAAAAAGAAAGCTACAAAAAACGTAGAAGAACCTGTAGAACAGGAAGCAAAGAAGGATGAACCTTACAAGCGACCAGACTACAAGAAACGCTACGATGACTTGAAAAAGCATTATGACTCTAAGTTAAATGAGTTTAAGTCAAGAGAGCAAGAGCTACTAGAAGAAGCTGCTAAAAGCAGACCAAACTATAAAGCTCCCAAGTCTCCTGAAGAACTTGAAAAATTTAAAGAAGAGTATCCTGATGTTTTTGATGTTGTAGAAACTGTTTCTCATCTCCAAGCTGAAGAAAGAACTAAAGTATTGGAAGAAAGATTAGAAAAACTTCAACAACGTGAACAAGAGTTAGTTCGTCAAGATGCTGAAAAGCGATTGATGGAAAGACATCCTGATTTTGAAGATATTAAAAACAGTGATGATTTTCATGGATGGGCAAAGTCACAGCCGAGTTCAATCCAAGATTGGATATACAACAACGCTAACGATGCTGATCTAGCTTCAAGAGCTTTAGATTTATTTAAACGAGACATTGGTATGGATGTACCTAAGAAGTCAAATTCTAAGCAGTCCAGAAAGTCTGCTGCTGATATGGTTTCAACCAAAACAACTGCGGTTGAGCCTAAGCAAGATAAAATTTGGACTGAAAAGGAAATTGCAAGTATGTCTATGGCTGAATTTGACAAGCATGAAGCTGAGATAAGTCAAGCCATGCAAGAAGGCAGAATTGCAAGATAATAATTAACCATTAAACTAAAAGGAAAATACAATGGCACAATTTTTTGAAGAAGGGTCTGATCCCGGATTATCGAATTTTGACAGAAGTGTTTCCGGTCAGAGTAACGGTTTCTTCCTACCTTCGATTTATTCTAAAAAGGTTTTAAACTTTTTTAGGAAAGCATCGGTTGTAGAAGCAATCACTAACACTGACTATGCAGGTGAAATATCAGCATACGGAGACTCTGTTAAAATTATTAAAGAACCTGTTATCTCAGTAAGCGATTACTTGAGAGGACAAGATACTACTGCTACATTGCTAACAGACCAAGAAGATACTCTTGTTGTTGACACTGCAAAAGCTTTCAAATTCATCGTAGATGATATTGAGACTAAAATGTCACACGTCAACTTTAAAGAAGTTGCTTCTAGCTCTGCTGCATATGCACTTAAAGATTCATTCGATTCTGCAGTGCTTACAACAATGTTTGCAGGAGTTCCAACAACAGGTCCTGACCACACTTTAGGTGCAGACTCAGCTACTAAACTAGCTGCTGGTATCTATGATGGTGCTGGTTCAATTGACTTGGGTGTAGTTTCTGAAACTGACCCATTAGATGTTATGGCTAGAATGGCAAGATTGCTAGACGAGCAAAACGTACCTGAAGAAGGTCGTTGGTTCGTTGCTGGTCCTGACTTCTATGAGCAACTTTCTCAGTCTGGTTCTAAATTACTTTCTGTCGACTATAACGGTGGACAAGGTTCTATTAGAAATGGACTAGTTTCAAGTGGTAAACTAAGAGGATTTAGCATGTACAAATCAAACAACATTCCTAGCGTTTCGGCTGCTACTGGAAAATGTTTGGCTGGACATATCTCTTCGACTGCTACAGCTCAAACTATCGTATCAACTGAAGTCTTAAGAGACCCAAGTTCATTCGGTGATATAGTGAGAGGATTACACGTACATGGTTCTAAGGTTTTAAGACCTGAAGCTATCGTAGGTGCTTTCTACACTATTGACTAATTAGTCAAACTAGGGGGAGTCTTCGGACTCCTCCACTTTTTAAAAGGAATTTATTATGCATTGTGGAACAGGAATGAAGAAAAAACGTAAGCAAAAATCTGCTGGTGGAATGGCTAGAGATTCTTACAAAAAAGGCGGACAGCCTTCATACAAACACGGTGAATGCCCTAAAGGTAAACCCTGTTAATGAAAGTTCAAGCACCTAAAGGCTATCACTGGATGAAGTCTGGTAAGTCTTACAAATTAATGAAAGACCCTAAGACAGGTTATGCAGCTCATAAAGGAGCTAGTAAATCTGCAAACTTTCCAATTCAAAAAATACATAAGAAATAATGGCAACAACATACTTAGATTTAACTAACGAAGTTCTTAGAGAACTCAACGAGATACCTCTTACTTCTGCAAACTTTGCAAACGCTGTAGGGCTTCAACAGTTTGTTAAGGATGCCATCAACAAGTCTATATTCGATATAGCAAATGAAGAACCACAGTTACCATTTTTTGCAGTAGGCGAAAGTGGTGCAACTGACCCGTTCTATGGAAACGTGACCGTAGCTACTACAGCAGGTACTAGGTGGTACGAACTAAAAGAAAGTAGCTCAAGCATCGCAGATGATTACGGTTCGATAGACTGGGATGATTTTTATTTAACCACGATTAACGTCAGTGGTGAATCAGCTCCTTTTGTCTCTAGAGGATTAAAGTTTTTAAACTTAGCTGATTGGAAAAGATATTACAGAGACAATGAAAATGCAGACGATGCAAAAACACAGGCATATGGTGAGCCTAAGTTTGTTATTAAATCACCTGATGCAAGAAAGTTT